GGAGTAGACATAGAAGACAATGGTATTAGAGAAACAGATGCTAAATACAGACAACTCATAGATAATTCAATTAGATACTTTATTACCAGATATGGTAATAGGATTAAAAATTTAATTCAAATTAAAGGTACTACGGAAGAACGTATCAAAGTTATACAGGAGACACTTTCTCCACAATATGTATAACAAATACTTGACGATGAAAAGATCTGAATTAAAAGAAGCAATCAAAGCAGAAATTAAATCTGTGTTATCCGAAGCTAAATTTGTTAAATTCAAAGGAGATAGTGATGATATGAAAATGGAAGTTGAAGCCGAAAGAGAAATGAACACCCCAGATGGTGAGTTAAAAGTCTATACGGTTAGAACAGATGATGGCTTGCAATCATATGATGAAACTCAAGTAGAGTTAGTTGGTGTAAATAGATACGATATAAATGACCCTAATTCACCATTAGGTAAACTTAGTGATGAATATGAATCAAGTGGTTTAAAAGGTATAGTAGATAACTATGGTCTTGATGTTGTTTTAATGATGTTATCAAGTGGAGAATATGGAGATAGATTAAATGAAATAGCCCCAATGGGCCCAGGACAAACAACTACACTAGCTGATTTTGAAGATGAGGAAGATAAGTTAGTTAGAGTTAGCCAAAAAGAGGTTCGAAATCAATTAAATCAATATGAAAATGGTAAGATTGATGGAGATGATTTAGCAAATGGTATTGAACAGATTGTATTTGGTGATATTGCACCTAGAGGTATGATGAGAGAAGAAGAAAAAGAAGAAGATGATGATGCTAAAGATAAAAAAGCATATAAGGGAGCTGCTAAAATAGGTAAGAAAAAATCTGCAAGAGATGAGGCAATTGATGCTTATAATAAAATCGGAGGTAGTGAAGAAGTAAGAGAAAAAGCAAAAAAAGCAAAAAAGGGAGATAAAGAAGCTTTAAATTGGTTATTATCAAACCAAAAGGTAATAAAAGCTTATAATGATATACCAAAATAAAAATTTTGAAAACCTGGTTAAAAGATTTCAAAACCCTAACTATAATAGGGTTAATAATAGTTATATTTTTACTTAGAGAGTGTAGAGGAGAAAGCAAAGGTGCTCCAATAGAACCTATAACAGTAGTAAAGATAGAAACTAAATATGATACTATTGTTGAAACAATAGAAACCTACATTCCAGAATACAGAACTAAAATTAAATATAAAACTGTACATGATACAGTAGAAGTGCATGATACAGTTCCTGTAGACACATTATCTATTTTAGAAGATTATTTTGCAACATATGCTTATACAGATACACTAAAAAAAGATAGTGTTACATTTGTTATAAACGATACAATATCACAAAACAGAATATTATCTAGAGGCATAAATTACAGTTTAGTATACCCTACTAAAATAATTTCAACAGAACGTGAGGTTAATAAAAGAGAATTGTATATTGGATTTGGTTTAGGAGGAGATAAACAACAACTAAGCTATTTAGGTAGTGAATTAATGCTACGAAATAAAAAAGAACGAATATATGGGGTAGGATTAGGTATAAATCAAAATTTTGAACCAATTTTAACATTCAAAATGAGCTGGAAAGTTAAAATGCCAAAGCTTAAAAAACCAAAAATCCAAGTGCCCATAGAATCTCTTCTATGAGTGACATAAAAAAAGTAATAAGACAAGAATATTTAAAATGTGCTAGTGATCCCGTACATTTTATGAAAAAGTACTGTTTTATACAACACCCCCAAAGAGGTAGAATTCAATTTAGTTTATATCCATTTCAAGAAAAAGTGTTATCTTTATTTCAAGATAATCCATATTCCATTATATTAAAATCTAGACAGTTAGGTATATCTACTTTAACAGCAGGTTTTTCATTATGGATGATGATATTCCACAAAGATAAAAATATACTCTGTATAGCTACAAAACAAGATACAGCTAAAAACATGGTTACAAAGGTTAAATTTATGTATGAAAATTTACCTTCATGGCTTAAAATAAACGCAGAAGAAAATAACAAGCTAACATTACGATTAGCAAATGGATCCCAAATTAAAGCAACATCAGCAGCATCAGATGCAGGTAGATCAGAAGCAGTATCTTTGCTATTAATAGATGAGGCAGCATTTATTGAAAATATAGGTGAAATATGGGCTTCAGCACAACAAACACTAGCAACTGGAGGAGGTTGTATAGCATTAAGTACTCCTTATGGTACTGGAAATTGGTTTCACCAAACATGGGTTAGAGCAGAAGAAAAAGCAAATGATTTTTTACCAATAAGATTACCATGGTTTGTACATCCAGAAAGAGATCAAGCATGGAGAGACAGACAAGATGAATTACTAGGTGATCCTAGAATGGCAGCACAAGAATGTGACTGTGATTTTTCAACATCAGGTGATGTTGTATTTTACCCTGAATATATAGAATTTTATGAAAAAACTTACATTAAAGATCCTCTTGAACGTCGTGGCGCTGACAGAAATTTATGGGTATGGGAGCCTTGTGATTATTCGAGAACATATATGGTTGTGGCTGACGTCGCTAGAGGAGACGGAAAAGACTACTCAGCCTTCCACATTATAGACATTGAAAATAATACACAAGTAGCAGAATATAAAGGTCAATTAGGTACAAAAGAATTTGGAAATTTACTAGTAGGCATAGCCACAGAATACAATGAAGCACTATTAGTAATAGAAAACGCTAGTATAGGTTGGGCTACAATTCAAACAGTTATAGATAGAGGTTATCAAAATCTTTATTATTCACCTAAGAGTGGAGAAGTAAGAGCTGATTCATATTTTGACCAATACATGGATACATCAAGAATGGTAGCGGGTTTTACAAATTCATCTAGAGTTAGACCTATGTTGATAGGTAAATTTCAAGAATATTTAAGTGATAAAGGTGTAACTATCCAAAGTAAAAGATTAATAGAAGAAATGAAAACTTTTATTTGGAGAAATGGTAGACCTGAAGCACAACAAGGTTACAATGATGATTTAGTAATGTCATTTGGTATAGCAATGTATATGAGAGACACGGCATTTAAATTTAAATCTCAAGGAATAGATTTAGCAAAAAGTATGTTAAGAAACATATCATCAAACAAAACAAATTATTCAGGAGTTTATAATCCTGTAACAGATAAAAACCCATGGAAAATAGACAACCCATATTCTAAAGGAGAAGAGGACATTCGTTGGCTCTTATAATATTTATACGATATACACACAATGGCAGATACTAGATTATTTTCAAGACTAAAAAGATTATTCGCAACAGACGTAGTAATCAGAAATGAAGGCGGTAACCAGCTTAAGGTTATGGATGTTAATAAAATCCAACAATCTGGAGAAGTTGAAACAAATTCATTAGTAGATAGATTTAACAGAGTATACTCTACATCACCTACATCACTATATGGTTATCAAAACAACTTCAACTACCAAACACTAAGACCACAATTATATTCAGAATATGATGCTATGGATACAGATGCTATTATAGCTTCTGCTTTGGATATTATAGCAGATGAATCTACGCTTAAAAATGATATGGGTGAAGTATTACAAATAAGAAGTTCAGATGAAAATATCCAAAAAATACTATATAACCTATTTTATGATGTATTAAATGTAGAATTTAATCTATGGCCATGGATTAGAAATATGTGTAAATATGGAGATTTTTTCCTTAAACTAGAAATAGCTGAAAAATACGGTGTATACAATGTTATACCTTATAACGCGTTCCATATTGAAAGGTTAGAAGGACAGGATGAAGATAACCCAATGGATATAAAATATGCATTTGATCCAGAAGGTGTTTCAGCAGGAGGTTATGGATATTATAATGTTCCTGGAACTAATAATGTTCAAGGTAATCAAATTCTATTTGATAACTATGAAATGGCTCATTTTAGATTACTTACTGACACTAATTTCCTACCTTATGGTAGATCATACATAGAACCAGCACGTAAATTGTTTAAACAATATACATTAATGGAAGATGCGATGCTTATACATCGTATAGTAAGAGCGCCAGAAAAGCGAATATTTTACATCAACGTAGGAAACATTCCACCTGCTGAAGTAGAAAATTTTATGCAAAAAACTATTTCAAAAATGAAAAGAACTCCTCACATAGACCAAGAAACAGGAGAATACAATTTGAAATATAACATGCAAAACATGTTAGAAGATTTTTACATCCCAATCAGGGGTAACGATACAGCAACTAAAATAGATACTACACCTGGATTACAATATGATGGTATAGCAGATGTAGAATATTTAAGAGAAAAATTATTTGCAGCACTTAAAGTACCTAAAGCATTCATGGGCTATGATGAAAATACAGATGGCAAAGCTACATTAGCAGCGCAAGATATTAGATTTGCTCGTACAATAGAAAGAATCCAAAGAATAATAGTATCAGAATTACAAAAAATAGCATTAGTACATTTATATACTCAAGGATATAAAGATGAAAGTTTAACAAACTTTGAGCTATCAATGACTACACCATCAATCATATACGATCAAGAAAGAGTAGCGTTAATGACAGAAAAAATGACATTAGCTCAATCAATGATTGACAGTAAAATTATTCCTACAGATTGGATTTATGAAAACATATTCCACTTTAGTCAAGATGAATTTGATGAATATAGAGATTTAGTTCAACAAGATGCTAAACGTTCATTTAGATTAACACAAATAGAGGCAGAAGGTAATGATCCATTAGAAACAGGTAAATCTTATGGCACACCACATGATTTAGCTTCGTTATATGGTTTAGGAAGAAACCAATCAGATCCAGCTAACGTACCAGATGGATATAATGAAAAAGTACCATTAGGTAGACCAAAAGAAAAACTAACTGATAGGGGTAAACAAGAGAATAATTTTGGTAAAGATCCATTAGGTAGAGAAGCTGCAAAGGGTGGTAATGATACTGAATCTAATAGATTAAGACCAAAATTTAAAGGTGGTTCTCCACTAGCAATGGAACATCAAAACATGTTAAAAAAAGTACCTGGACCGAAAAAAACTGGAAAAAAACTAGTTTTTGAAGAAGAAAAAAACGGAAACGGGTTATTAGATGAATCACAATTGAAATAATAGAATATTTTTATATATTTATAAATAAACCAAACTGCAAAGAATGAACATAAAACATTCAAAGTACAAAAATTCTGGTATTCTTTTTGAATTATTAGTACGCCAAATTACTGCTGATACTTTAGATGGTATGAATTCCCCAGCAAGAAAGATACTAAAAGAATATTTTGTTAAAACCGAATTAGGGAAGGAATATAAGTTATATGAACAATTAGCTAAACATACTGCAGTATCTGAAGCTAAAGCTAATTTAATTTTAAATTCACTATTAGAATCTTCTTTAAATTTAAATAGAAGTGCTTTAAAAAGACAAAAATATAATCTAATCAGTGAAATTAAAAAACACTATGATGTAACTAAGTTTTTTAGACATAAATTACCTCACTACAAAATTCAGGCTGCTTTTTATATGTTAACTGAAATTAAAGCAAATAAAGAATTTTCTAACCCTGAATTAGAAATAAACAATAAGTTTACTATACTAGAACATTTATCTGAAAAACCTGTAGTTAAAGAACAAAAAGAAACAGTAGTAGATGAATTTCAAAAATACGATAAAACCTTAAGAACACTAACTTATAGAGTATTACTTGAAAAATTTAATGACAAGTATGATACGTTATTAGAGGATCAAAAAGAAATTCTTAAAGAACTTATTACATCAATAGACAATACACCTAGGTTAAAAGAATTTTACAATACTAAAGTAAATGAAATTAAAACTACTTTAGAAGAATTAAATACTAAAGTAACAGATAAAGTTACTAAAATCAAAATAGAAGAAGTAATCAAAATGCTTCCTACACTAGACAAAACAGCTAAAGTTAAAGACGATGATTTAACTAACTTGTTACAATACTATGATTTAATACAAGAAGTAAAAAATGTACAAGTACAAGCTTAAAGAAATAGAGGTAGGTGACACTAAAATAAGAAAAGGTGTAAAATCAACAGTAACAGATATTGATCCTGAAACTGGAGCAATAGAATGGGATGTAGCAAGTGCAGCTGATTTTTCTTCAACATACAAAGCATTACAACAAGCTAGAGAATTTTTAAATGATTTAGATAAAAAAGCAGAACAAACTAAAATGGACCCTGTTATAGATAAATTTGCAGCCGATATAGCTAATTTATTTAATTCATTTAGATCACATATTAGAAAAAACTATCCTGAAGAATATGAAAGAGTATTAAGATTAAAAGAAAATTACAATCCAGATCAAGAACAATTAGATGATGAGGATGAAATATTCATGCCTATGGATGATGATGGTAGACCTTTAGGAGAACAATCATCTACTTCTCAAGGTGGAGCATCATTTACCCCAGGAGAAGGAGCGCAATATGCAACACCTTTTGCATTTAGAAAGAAAGGTAAAAAAGGACCTAGTATTTATTATTATAAACTAGGATATAAGCCTGTACCAAAAATCAAGCCTAAATCCTATGATATAAAAAAATTATTTGAGTATAATGATTTCCAAGAGGGAAGAATTAGAAATTTTGATGTCATTGAAGACAAAATAAATTCTATCCTTCCAATGGTATCAAATGCAAAAAATAAAACAGCAGAATTTTATAATGAAAATCCGGGTTCATACAGTGTAAATTACCCGACAGATGCAATATTAAAAGAATTAGACGATATTATAGACCAACTAAAACAAGCAAATGAAGACCTTAGCAAATCAGTATAAATTAATTAAAGAAGGTAAAGGACATAAAGGTGTCTTTTTAAAAGAGGCAAAGGCTAAATTCCCAAGCCTTATAACTAATGCTGCTACATTCAATGAAGCATCTACCATTCTTAAACAAAAAGGAATTATCTCAGAAAACTATGTAGATTTACAGCCTATTAACAATCCTTTAGAAAGAAAAAAAGAATCATATGAAACTGCATTCTCTAATTTCCTAGCTGAAGCAGAAGCAAAAGCTGAAGAGAAAAAAGTATCTAAAGAAGTAGAAGAAGATGCTGCTAAAAATTATGACTACAAGGATGAAAAAAATCCTGACAACATGATTTTTGGTCAAATTCAAATGGGATACTACTATGAAATGAAGCAAGAAAAAAATGC